AGAAGGATGTCTTCTATGTTGCCCCAACTTTTCAGCAAGCTAAAGACATTATGTGGACGGTTCTTAAAGAGCTTGGACACGAAGTTATCAAAACTGTCCACGAGAATACGGCGGTAATAACTTTAGTAAACGACAGGAAGATCTACCTAAAAGGGTCTGACCGTCCAGATACAATGCGAGGTGTTGGTCTAGCGTATGTCGTAGTTGACGAGTACGCTGACATGAAGCCTCAAGTGTTCGAGCAGATTCTTAGACCAGCACTGTCAGACGTAAAGGGTGGAGCACTGTTCATTGGAACACCAAAGGGCAGGAATCACTTCTACGAGTTGTACCAGATGGCCCAAAAGGATGAAGATGAAGATTGGGTATCGTTTCACTTTACTTCTTTTGATAATCCTCTTCTCGATCCTAAAGAGATTGAGGCCGCAAAGAAGTCAATGTCTTCCTTCAGTTTTAGACAGGAATACCTTGCTAGTTTCGAGGCAGCGTCCTCAGAGTTATTTAAAGACGAATGGATACATTATGTTGATAGCGATGATACTCCTAGTGACGGTCAGTATTACATCGCTGTTGATTTGGCTGGCTTTGAAGATGTAAGCAAGCAGGCCAGCAACAAGAAAAAGCATCTAGATGAAACCGCAATTGCCGTAGTCAAGGTTACTCTGGATGGATGGTTTGTAGATACTATAGTGTTTGGACGATGGGATATCAAAGAAACCGCAAACAAGATATTAGAAACAGCAAGAAGTTACGATGTGCGGCTAGTAGGTATCGAGCGGGGAATGGCACGGAACGCCGTACTCCCGTACCTACAAGACTTGATGAAGAAGAAGTCGTTTTTCATCTCAGTGATAGAACTGACACATGGCAACAAGAAGAAGACGGACCGCATAGTATGGGCTTTACAGGGTCGCTTCGAGCATGGAAGGATTAAGTTAGTTAGAGGCGAGTGGAATAAGCAGTTCGTAGACCAGCTTCTTAACTTTCCCAATAGTGCAGTACACGATGACTTGATTGATGCCCTAGCTTACATAGACCAGATTGGTATCACCGAGTTTACAGATATGATTGAAGAAGAAGAGTACGAAGCCCTAGACGAAATATCAGGATACTAACATGGCTATTGCTCGTTTATTTAAAGGACTCTTAGAAATACCAGAAGAGTTTATTACTGCGTCTGGTAAAAGTGGAAGATCTTTGTTTGAAGAGAAACCACCAGAACTATCACGCCCTGAAATTATCGGCGGTCAAAAAGCTTTAATGAACTATTTGCGTTCTGCTTCTGATGAAGAGACTGACCTTATGGAAGGCAGTATGAAACTAGCAAAAGAGATGGCTAAGCGTGGCGCTAGTTTTGAAGACCAAGTAACTAGAACTGGTATGGGTTATGGGCCAGATGATAAGCTAAGGTTTGAGATTCCTGATACAGACGCAAGGCTTACAATACCAGTAGATATGCTTGAGGAAGGTGAGACTTATCGAGTGCAAGACTTGTTAAGCCACCCAAAGCTGTATGAGTTTTATCCAGACTTAGCTAATAGAGAAGTCAGGATGCTGAATCAACCAGACAAACCTTTATCATTTGGTGCGTATAACCTAGACAGTAAAGTCATTGATCTTAATATTGGTTCGGACCCGTTTGTTAAGAAAGACCCAGTAGCTGTTATTTCTGGTTTGCTTCATGAGTCGCAACACTATGCTCAGCAAATAGAAAACTTCCTACAGGGAACGAATAAAAATAAATTCTTAAAGAAGTACACTGACAAGTCTTGGGAAAAAGCGTCTAAGGCTGACAAAGAAAAAGCTACTCGTGATTATTTAAAAGCATATGGCGAGGCTGAGGCACGTAACGTACAGCTACGATTTGAAGATCCTTTCTTTGCACGTACTTCTGGTTCAGAAGATAAAACTAAAGGTAAAGTATTTCCAGCAACGATGGGACAAGACAGAGATACGATGGCAGCATTTGACCGTCCTCTTGGACCAACAGAGTTTATTAATAACGAGGGCGGCGCTTTAGACGCACGTCTAGATTATGTTTCTCCTTTTCCTAGTACAGTAGAGGATATGCAATGAGTGACTTTCAAGAAGACCCAGTATCAGAATCAGATAAAGAATTAGTAGCCTTTATTATTGATCATTGTGATCGGTGGAAAGAATACCGTGATACAAACTATCAGGCTAAGTGGGATGAGTACGAGCGCCTCTATTATGGCGTGTGGTCTGATGAAGACAAGACTCGTGAATCAGAGAGAGCTAAGATTGTATCTCCAGCTATCAGACAGGCTGTAGAAAATAAAACCTCAGAGATCATCGAAGCCACCACTGGTCGTGGAGAGTTCTTTGAGATGGAAGATGATGCTGCTGATCAGCAAGAGATGGACATTGAGATTGTTAAGCGTCAGCTTCATGATGACTTAAAGAAAGACAAAGTAGACAAGACTTGGTCAGAAGTAAATCGTAATGCAGAAGTCTTTGGCCTTGGTGTGGCTGAGATTCATGTTAAATCTACAGTTGAGTTGCAGCCAGCTATGCAGCCAATGCCAAACGGACAGGCTACAGCTATTGGTGTAATGGAAGTAGAACGTGTATCTATCCCTGTTAAATCAGTACATCCTCGTAACTTTATCTGGGATCCTAACTCTGAGTCGGTAGATGATAGTCTTGGCGTAGCTGTTGAGGAGTACACAAGTTTATTTAAAGTGGTTAAAGGTATTGAAGATGGAATCTATCGAAAGGTTAATATTGGTCCTGAGTTTAGTGACGCTGATCTCATCCCAAATCAACTGGACTCACTTTACCAAGAAGACAAGGTACGAGTCCTTCGCTACTACGGGTTAGTTCCTCGTGAGTATCTAGAGCAGTTAGAGAATGAAGAAGGTGAAGTAGAAGATCTGTTCCCTGAAGATAGCGATGCAGACCGTTATGCAGACATGGTTGAGGCTATAGTTGTTATTGCTAACGGACAATATCTACTTAAGGCAGAAGCTAATCCATACATGATGAAAGACCGTCCTATTGTAACCTATGTACCTGAGAAGGTTCCGGGTAGGTTAGTAGGTATGGGAACCGTGCAAAAGGGCTACAATATGCAGAAAGCTATTGACGCTCAACTCCGTAGTCATCTGGACTCTTTAGCACTGACTACGGCCCCTATGATGGCAGCGGATGCTACAAGGCTCCCTCGTGGTGTAAGCTACAAGGTTCAACCCGGAAAGACTCTGCTTACCAACGGTAATCCTAATGAGATCCTCTTTCCATTTAAGTTTGGCTCTACCGATGCAGGCAACATTTCTACTGCTAAAGAGTTTGAGACCATGTTACTGCAAGCTACAGGTACGTTAGATAGTCAGGCTATGACTCGTTCTGTAGCTCAGGGAGAGTCTGGCGGTGCTTCTATGTCCTTAGCTATGTCTTCTATCATCAAGAAGAACAAGCAGGCTCTTATGAACTTCCAAGATGACTTCTTGATTCCTCTGATTAAGAAGGTAGCCTACCGTTATATGCAGTTTGATCCAGAGCGTTACCCATCTCAGGACTTTAGATTTACACCAGCCTCTACCCTAGGCATGGTAGCTAGAGAGTACGAGCAGCAACAGTTCATCGGCCTCTTGCAAACCCTTGGTCCTGACAGTCCTATACTGCCTTTGGTCTTGAAAGGCATCATCAAAGGCTCCAGTCTGTCCAATAAGGAAGAACTTGCAGCAGCCCTAGACCAGATGAACCAGCCTAACCCAGAAGCTCAGGCTATGCAGCAGGCTCAGATGCAGGCCCAGATCCAACTGGTTCAGGCGCAGATCAACGAGCTTAACTCTAGGGCAGCAGAGTCCCAAGCTGACGCTCAGGAAGCTATAGCTAAGGCTCAGAAGACTATGGTTGAAGCTCAGCTAATGCCAGAGGAACTACGAGCTAAGGTAATTCAGTCAGTATCTGCTAACTTAGATGGTTCCAACCAAGGAGAGTTTGAGCGCCGTGCCAAGGTAGCTGAGCTTATCCTAAAGGAACGAGAGATTGAAACTAAGGAAAACATTGTCGAAGCTCAGATGAATAGAAAAGTTCAATAAGTACTTGACAAATCAAGAAAAGTATGGTATAATAAATTATATGTTGTAGAAATACAACACAGTCCTAGATAGGAGAAACTGTGGATAAAGACATTCAGGAATATTATGAGGCTAGGTTTGACATGATGGCCTCAAAAGGATGGACAGATCTACTTGAAGACATTCAGAAAATGCTGGATGCCTACAACAAGATCGAAAGATTGACTGGTGTTGAGGACTTACACTACGCCAAAGGACAGTTAGATATCCTAAACTGGGTAATAAACCTTAAGCAAACTTCGGAAGAAGCCTATAGGGAGTTAACAGATGAAACGGATATTTGAGTTCAGGTGCGTTAAAGACCACCTCACCGAAAAATTGGTCGATGATGAGGTACGCTCTATAGAGTGTCCACATTGTCGCAATGAAGCTTCTCGTATTATCTCGTCACCCCGTATCAGTCTGGAGGGCATCACAGGTGCGTTTCCTTCAGCGTGTGATGCGTGGGCTAGAAAGCACGAAGAAGCAACTAGAGTCGCTTACAAGAAACAGCAAAGCTGATTCCAAGTGACATTTTAAAGTTCCTAGAATCCGTTGTGGACAGGAGGATAATGTGGCTGCAACTTTTACCGATACGCAAGAAGAGTTATTTGAAGCAAGTGATATTACTCAGCAAGAGACTCAGCAAGTAGCTGAAGAACCTCAAGTTGAAATAGTACAGGAAGCTGCTCCTGTAGAGGAGAATCTTCCAACCAAGTACAAAGGCAAGAGTCTTGATGAAATCATCAGGATGCATCAAGAGGCTGAGAAGCTAATTGGTAGACAGGCCCAAGAAGTTGGTGAAGTACGTAAGCTTGCAGACGAACTTATCAAGCGACAACTCGACACTAAGAAAGAAGTTGAGGTCACAAAAGAAGACGAGATCGACATCTTCGAAGATCCAAAGAAGTATGTTCGTCAGGCAGTAGAGAACCATCCAGCAATCAAAGAAGCCAAGGAACAAACGGCTGAGATTAAAAGGATGCAAACATTAAATAGGCTTAAGACAGAATTCCCTGACTTTGAGTCTACTGTAGGAGACCCGTCATTTGCTGAGTGGGTAAAAGCATCTCCAGTTCGTTTGCGTTTATACGCAGCGGCTGACGCAAATATGGACTATGATTCTGCAGCAGAACTTCTTAGTACTTGGAATTATGTTAAACCTAAGTCAGTAGCTCCTGCAGCTTCTGCTCCTGCGCCAGAGATTAAAGCGGCACAGAAAGCAGCAGTCAAATCAGCTACTGTTGATGTTGGTTCTACTACTGGTGCTACTTCTGCAAAGGTCTATCGAAGAGCGGATCTAATCCGTTTACAACTGGAAGACCCAGATCGTTATTACCAGCTACAAGATGAAATTATGGCTGCATACGCTCAGGGTCGAGTTAAATAAACTTAATCATTTAGGAGATTTAAAATGGCTCTTGGTACTGATCACGTAACAAAAACAACAGCGGATAAATTTATCCCTGAAATTTGGTCTGATGAAATCATCGCTGCTTACAAGAAGAACTTGGTTGCTGCTAACCTGTTCTCTAAAATGTCTTTTAAAGGCAAGAAGGGTGATGTCCTTCACATTCCTAAGCCCACCCGTGGTGACGCTGCTGTTAAGACTGCATCCAGTCAGGTAACTCTGATTGCTGCAACTGAGACAGAAGTTCTTGTTAACATTAACAAGCACTATGAGTACAGCCGCTTGATTGAAGATATTGTCGAAGTTCAGGCTCTCTCTTCACTGCGTCGCTTCTACACGGATGACGCTGGCTATGCACTAGCTAAGCGTGTTGATATTGACTTGGTTCAGCTTGGTCGTGGTGTTAATGGTGCTACCATTGGTACGAATGACTACGCTACTGCCGCTGCTAGCACGAATGCTTTCATTGGTTCGACTGGCGCAACGGTGTACAACTCCAGCACGTCTAACGCTGCTGCTCTTGGCGAGGCAGGTATTCGCCGTTCAATCCAGCGTCTTGATGACCAAGACGTTCCGATGACGGATCGTTTCCTGATTGTTCCTCCTTCAAGCCGCAACACGTTGATGAGCATCTCTCGCTTTACTGAGCAGGCTTTCGTAGGCGAACAGGGTAGTGGCAACACAATCCGTAACGGTCAAATCGGTGACGTGTTTGGTGTTAAGGTATTTGTTACCACCAACGCTGACACTGCTGCTGGTACTTCTGGCACAGACCGTATCTGCTTGTTGGCTCACAAAGATGCATTTGTGTTAGCCGAGCAAATGGGTGTTCGTTCACAGACTCAGTACAAACAAGAGTATCTTGGCACTCTGTTTACAAGCGATATGCTTTACGGTGTCGCTGAGTTGCGTGATGGCTCCGCTGTTGCTCTTGCAGTTCCTGCCTAATAGCTTTTAGCTAATGGGTCTCCTCAGCCTCACAAGGGCTGGGGAGTTTTCTTAAGCAGATAGTGTCTGTTTAAGCAAACTTCACGGAGAATAAATCTTGGCTATTTATCGTGGTCCCGGCGGTCCCGGTGATGCAACAGCAGATGCAGCCAACGCCGCTGCACTAGCTCTGCAGTACGCCTCCCAAGCTGCGACACAAGCTGCTAATGCTTCTGCAAGTGCTACTACTTCCCAGAGTGGTGCAACAAACGCTTCCTCCTCTGCTGCTGCTGCAAGCGCCTCCGCTGCTGCAGCTCTAGCTTCTGAAACTGCTGCTGCTTCCTCAGCAACTAGCGCAGCTAGTTCTGCTGCTACAGCTCAGTCTGCTTCCAATGCATCAGTTAATATGGCTAA